GGCGACTAAGCGGGAAGCGTACCTTATGACGCATGAGCCCAAGACAACGAACAGCAAGACAGTGAGCATGATGGCCAGCAGGGCGGCGTCGGCAGATAATGTGCAAGCGGCCTTGTCGCAGCAACAAGCGGTCGAGCGGCTGAGGTATTCGCAAAACCCCCTACAAATCCGATCTTTCCTCGTAGATTCCCTTCAGCACCTCGCACGCACAGCCAAAAAGGATAGCGATCGCCTTCAGGCTTTGCGTATGCTCGGCCAGCTAGCCGACGTGAGCGCCTTCGAAACCCGCTCGGTTGTCACGCATCAAACCGGCTCGGATACAACGGCACGCTTGCGGGAAAAGCTAGCCCGGCTCGGCGGGGTGATTGACGTGGACGCGCACCCACCGGCTCACGCGCAGGCGCACGAGGGCGACCCCACGGTAGGGGGGGAGGGGCAAAGCGGCCAGGGGGCTGGGGGCGGCGCTAGGTCCAATAATCCACACATACCACCAGCAAATCCACACGAACCATCCGAAAAAAATTTACCTCCACACGAAGAAGACCCCCACCCCCTACTAAAGTCTACAATTCCGTCCATGGGCGGAATTACCTCAGAAGAGGCCCCCATGGAAGAGGGAGTGGGTTCCCATACGGGGGGTAGGAAAAAAAAGGAGAGGCCGATATGGGAGGATCCGAAGAGGTGGTATGCGGAGACGATGGGGGAGGTGCCGAAGATAGAGTGGCAGCCTAGGGAGGAAGCTAGGGAAGAGGTGCAGAGGAGGTTGAATGAATCTGGTGAAGATGGCCAGTAGTGCTGGTATGAAGGTTGGGGATGGTGGGTGGATAGGTACTACTGGGGATTTGTTGTCTTTTATGAGGTTAGTACAGATACATGAGAGGGAGAGGTGTGCTTTGGTTTGTGAGGACTGGGGTAGGAATACCAAGGACCCTGGGGCGAAGGTGTGTGCTGGGTTGATTAGGGAGTTGAAGTGAAGATCGTGGTTGGTCTTGTGCTTCTGTATGCTGGGTACAAGGTGGCAGAGAACGGGCCGCCGGCTAGATCGCATTCATCGCAGAATTACTTTGCTGGTGTTTTGATGATGTGGGGTGTTGGTTTTATCTTGATAGGTTTGATATGACACAGGCAGAGGCAAAAGTCCTGCTGGCTGTGAAGACTTGGTGGGAGTTGTACCACTTTGGTCCTTCGTATGACGACATACGGTTTGTGTTGCTACAGGATAGTAAGAGTAATGTGCATAGGCTGGTGAAGAGTCTGTGTAAGCAGGGGTATTTGAAGAAGACGCCTGGTAAGCCTAGGAGTGTTCGGGTGGTTAGGAAGAAAGATGGACATTAGGCAGTTAGCCAAAGCAGCTGCCGGGAAGCTTCATCTACTTACTGAGGATGAGCAGCGGATACTGCTTCAGGAGATAGAGGAGTTAGAGAGGGAAGATGCAAAGTCCCATGCTCAAAATGATTTCATGGGGTTTGTAAAACGCATGTGGCCGGGGTTTATTCCTGGTAAACATCATGAGGTCGTGGCTAAGGCGTTTGAAAATGTTGTTAATGGACATAATAAACGTCTTATTATTAATATGGCACCTCGACATACCAAGTCTGAGTTTGCAAGTTATTTATTACCTGCTTGGTTTTTGGGTAAGAATCCGAATAAAAAGATAATACAGACCTCACATACTGCTGAATTAGCCGTTGGTTTTGGACGTAAAGTTAGAAACTTAATTGATTCCGAAGAATATAATCAAGTATTTACTGATGTAAAACTCAAAGCAGATAATAAATCGGCTGGGCGATGGGCTACTAATAAGGGTGGTGAGTATTTTTCCATCGGTGTTGGTGGTTCTGTAACGGGTAAAGGCGCTGATTTATTAATTATTGATGATCCGCATTCAGAACAAGAAGCAAAATTAGCGGCTCATAAACCAGATATATTTGATTCAGTATATGAATGGTATACGTCAGGGCCGCGGCAGCGATTACAACCTGGGGGCGCTATAATTATTGTAATGACTAGGTGGTCGTTGAGAGACCTTACGGGCCAAGTTATTAAAGCAAGTCAAACAAGAGGTGGTGATGATTGGGAGGTGATTGAATTACCTGCGATTATGCCGTCTGGTAAACCTGTTTGGCCTGAGTTTTGGAAGTTAGAGGAGTTACTGGCGCTTAAAGAGGAGTTGCCGGTAGGTAAATGGAATGCTCAGTACCAGCAACAGCCAACGGCTGAGGAAGGTGCGATTGTTAAGCGAGAGTGGTGGAAGGTTTGGGAGGGTGATAGGCCGCCGCCATGTGATTTTGTGATTCAGAGTTGGGACACGGCGTTTCTTAAGCACAATAGGGCTGACTTTTCTGCTTGTACTACATGGGGTGTGTGGACGACAGAGGAGGGAGAAACGAATATCATCTTGCTGGATGCGTTTAAGGACCGATATGAATTCCCTGAACTTAAGCAGAAGGCTTATGAAACCTACCGCGAGTGGGAACCGGATGTATTTTTGGTTGAAGCCAAGGCAGCAGGAAGCCCGTTGGTCTTTGAACTCAGGAGGATGGGTATACCGGTCAGCGAGTACAGTCCTACCAAAGGAAACGACAAGATCGTGAGGCTCAATGCTGTATCGGATCTGTTTGCTTCGGGGCGGATCTGGGTGCCGGAGCGTAAGTTTGCGGATGAGTTGATTGAGGAAGTCGCAGCTTTTCCTTCGGGCGAGCATGATGACCTAGTAGACTCGATGACCCAAGCCTTATTACGCTTTAGGACGGGCGGTTTTTTAAGCCTGCAATCAGATGATGAAGACCGCGAGCCGATATACCGGCGCAAGGTTGCTTATTACTAGGAGCCAAGATGGAACCTGCACTTTATCCTGCGCCATTAGGTCTTGATGCCGCCATGGAAGAGCCCACGGAAGTGGAAATTGAGATTGAGAACCCAGATGCGTTAGCCATATCAGCAGATGGCGTAGAGATTGTCTTTGAGGCAGAGCGTGAAAGCCCAGAAGATTTTGATGCCAACCTTGCTGAGTACATGGATGACCGGGATCTGGCTTCTATTGCTAGTGATCTGATCCAAGACTATGAGACAGACAAGTCATCCCGCAAGGAATGGGTAGATACCTACGCTGATGGACTGAAGCTTCTTGGTTTGAAGTACGAAGAGCGTACAGAACCATGGCCTGGGGCGTGCGGTGTGTTTTATCCACTACTGTCAGAGGCTGCTGTACGGTTCCAAGCTGAATCCATCATGGAGACTTTCCCTGCCTCGGGGCCGGTGAAGACGCAGATTGTTGGATCGCTTACTAAAGAGAAAGAGGATGCGGCAGAGCGTGTCAAAGATGACATGAACTACCGTTTAACGGAAGAGATGCCTGAGTACAGACCTGAGCACGAGAAGATGCTTTGGTCTTTGGCCTTGGCAGGGTCGGCATTTAAGAAGGTTTACTACGATCCTTCGCTTGGACGGCCGGTATCTATGTTTATTCCGGCAGAGGATATTGTGGTTCCCTTTGGTGCAAGCGATTTAAGGTCGGCGCCAAGAATTACGCACATTATGCGTAAGACTCAAAATGAAGTGAGGAAGCTTCAGCACGCAGGATTCTGGCGCGATGTGGATTTAGGCGAGCCATCCACGGTATTAAGTGAGGTAGAAAAGCGCAAGGCTGAAGAAGAAGGTATGTCAGCCACGATGGATGACAGGTATCGCATTCTTGAGATGCACGTAGAGCTAGATCTCCCAGGATTTGAAGATACTGACAAGAACGGCCCCACGGAAATTGCACTACCTTATGTGGTGACGATTGATGAAAGCACGAACAAGATCCTAGCCATTCGTAGGAACTGGTATGAAGAGGATCCGTTAAAGCTTAAGCGGATGCACTTTGTCCATTACCCGTACATTCCGGGATTTGGGTTCTATGGTTTTGGATTAATTCACTTGGTAGGTGCGTTTGCCAAGTCTGGCACGTCTTTGATTCGTCAGTTGGTAGATGCTGGTACGTTATCGAACCTTCCGGGCGGATTGAAGTCCCGCGGCCTGCGAGTGAAAGGTGATGACACACCGATCGCACCGGGTGAGTTCAGGGATGTGGATGTGCCATCAGGTTCTATTAGGGACAACATCCTTCCGCTACCTTACAAAGAGCCAAGTCAGGTTCTTTACCAGTTGCTACAGACGATAGTTCAGGAAGGCCGTCGGTTTGCTGCAACGGCTGATATGCAGATTTCGGACTTGTCCGCGAATACACCGGTTGGTACGACGCTTGCCGTATTGGAGAGAACCCTCAAGGTCATGTCTGCGGTGCAGGCAAGGCTTCATTACTCCATGCGTCAGGAGTTTAAGCTTCTTGCTTCTATTATTAGAGACTATGCACCTACAGAATATAGCTACGATGTAGATGCGCCTGGCGGAAGGCTGGTCAAACAAGCTGACTATGACTTGGTTGATGTCATACCAGTATCTGATCCTAATGCAACAACCCTTGCACAGCGGGTTACGCAGTATCAAGCAGTACTACAGTTGGCAGCACAGGCTCCACAGATCTATGACATGCCAGAGTTACATAAGCGCATGTTGGAAGTCTTGGGTATCAAGAACATTGATAAGCTGATCCCAGCAGCCAAGGCAGAGCAACCTCGTGATCCGGTATCGGAGAACATGGCCATACTGACGATGCAGCCAGTGAAAGCCTTTATCTACCAAGATCATGAGGCTCATTTGGCGGTCCATACGGCGGCTATCCAAGATCCGATGTTGAGACAGCAAGTGCAGCAAAATCCCCAGGGCGGTGTGATGATGGCTGCGGCCATGGCCCATATCAATGAGCACATGGCGTTCTTGTACCGTAAGCAGATCGAGCAGCAGCTTGGTGTGCCATTGCCACCACCAGATCAGCCGTTGCCTGAAGACTTTGAGGTTGAAATCTCAAGGCTTGCAGCGCGAGGTGCCCAGCAGTTACTACAGCAGCACATGGCAGAGGCTCAACAACAGCAGGCTCAACAGCAAGCACAAGATCCTTTGGTCCAGATGCAACAGGCAGAGTTGGCGCTTAAGCAGCAGAAGGAGCAGCGTGAGGCTCAGAAGGATCAGGCTGACATTATGTTGAAAGCACAGGCTCAGCAGGACAAGGTGATGCTTGAGCAGCAACGGATTCAGAGCATGAACCAGATAGCTGAGCAGAATATAGCGGCCAAGATGATTGATAAGGCGGCGGATATTCAGCGCGATCAGTCTTTAGCAAGGATGGGTAAATGAATTACGCCGAAGCTGTAGAGCTAGAGATTGATAAGCAGATTAGGTATTTAGAAGGACAACTCTCGCAAGGGAGCATGAAGAGTTTTGAGGAGTACAAATTCGTCTGCGGCCAGATTCAAGGTCTTTTGGTCGCAAGGCGCATCAACGAAGACCTTGCCAATCGAATGAAGGAATACGATGAGTGATATTACTGAGGATTCTCAGCAGGAAGCAACGCAACTCCCAGAGCCCACGGGTTATCGGATGTTATGCGCCTTACCAGAGGTAGAGGATAAGTTTGCCAATGGTTTATTCAAGCCTGATTCGCTTGCAAAAATTGAAGAGTTCAGCACGGTTGTTTTGTTTGTACTGAAGATGGGACCGGATTGCTATAAGGATGCGGCAAAGTTCCCAACGGGACCATGGTGCAAGGAAGGCGATTTTGTTTTAGTGCGTGCTTATTCAGGAACCCGGTTCAAGATTCACGGACGGGAGTTTCGTTTGATCAACGACGACACCATAGAGGGTGTGGTTCAAGATCCTCGTGGCTATAGCCGCGCATAAAGGGGAAGTTATGAGTGAAGAGAAGATTGAATTTGAAGTCGAGGGTGAGGCAGAGATCGAGATTGTTGACGATCGCCCCGAGGCGGATAGGAATGCGACGCCATTAAAGGGTGATCCATCTGAGATACCTGATGATGAAATCAAACAGTATTCAGATAATGTAAAGAAACGCATTCAGCATTTGAAGCATGGGTATCACGATGAGCGCAGAGCCAAGGAAGAGGCGCAGCGTGAGCGTGAGGCAGCTATTGCCTATGCAAAACAAATTGCTGAAGAAAATGCAAAGCTGAAAGAGAAACTAACTACGGGTGAAAGCACGTTAATAAAGACGATGCAATTTGCCACAGATAAAGAGGTAGCTGAGGCAGAGCGTAGTTATAAAGAAGCGTTGGATAGCCAAGAATCTGACAGGATATTGGCAGCCCAGAAAGCATTAAATGTGGCGATGTTAAAGGCCGATCGGGTTAAAAACTTCAAACCCGCTGCGCCCGAACCAGCGCCCGAGTTGCCACAGCAACAAAACCCTGCTTATAATGTTCAGCAGAATACTTATCAAGACCGCAAAGCAGAAACCTGGAAGGCCAATAATAAGTGGTTTGGTCAATCAGGCGAGCCTGGGGTAGATGATGAGATGACGTTTTTTGCCATGGGCCTGCATAAAAAGCTTACTCGGGAAAATGGCGAACATTACGCATTGACGGATGAGTATTACGAGAAGATTAATTCTCGCGTAAGGGAGAAATTCCCTGAGTACTTTGGCGATCGGGAGCCGCCAGAGGAAAAAGCAAAGCCTCCTGCTTCGGTGGTTGCCCCGGCAACGCGCAGCTCGCCACCTAAAAAACTGAAGCTGACAACCTCAGAAGCTAATACGGCCAAGAGGCTTGGAGTTCCGCTTGAAAAATACGCCATGGAATTGGCAAAACTACGCATGGAAGGAAAGTTATGAGCCGCGAATCCCGTGAAGTACAGAGCCGTG